TCTACTATGCTCCCATTCTCTAAATAAGGATTCATCACTCTTTCTTGCTTCTAGGTTTTCTATTTCAAGTATCCTTAGTGCTTCTCCTGAAGGGGTTGATCCTCCCGATTCACCCCACCTTATCCTTAATTGATTATTCTCTGCTGTTTGGTTCGCCATTGCCTTGACTGCTTCTATCATTTCATTAAGGCTACCTGAAGGGCTTTGATAGCTAAATGTTGCACCCTCTGGTAATATGAGTGCTTTATCTACACCACTACTTAATTTACTTTGTCCTTCATCTATGCCTGTGAATACTGGTTGCCCTAATCTAAATCTTGTACTTAATGCTATTTCAGTCATAGCTATTCCAATATGGAGGGCAGCCCTTGTTACATCATAAGAGTTTTTAGTGAACATTGCCCTAGATATAGGGTTTATTCCATAAGGGTTTATCATATCATCATTGCCCTGTATAGCATACCTCTTACCCTTTTCATCAAATTCAAAGTGCATACCAGCCATGCCTTCTCTATCTTCAGACCAGAATACATACCTCTTATCAGTAGCATTGCCTTCTATTTCATAGCTGTATCCATAAGGCTCTGACTCTCCATAAAAATAATATTCTTTTACACTAGGCAATAACTCATATTCTAACCTAGTTTTTCTTTCATTGTATCTTGTCTTGAGCCAGCAACAACCTAGTAGCCAAGTTAGCTCAGCAAACTCTCTTGTCTTAGAATTTAGCTTATAAGCAATATCATTATAATCTTGATTGACCTCACCGCCTATTACCCTAGTGGGGTTTTCTTTATATAACATCATCCTAGCTTTAGCAAATCTTGGCACACAAGACTGAACAAATGGAGGTACTTGTTGTAGGCTGTCACTAGCAAACCATTGTTCTAAGTGTATATCTAGGTTTTGATTATAATAGAAATCAAGTGATTCCATTACACTTGTATCTTCTTTTTCTAGGTATCCCTTATAAGCATCTTTAACACTTGCTAGGACAACACCTTCTGATAGTTCAGGGATAACTACTCTATTTACTGACTTTCCGAAATTATACATCTTTTTTATTCCTCTTGTATTGTTTAGCAGTTCTCCCTTTCCGCTTTAGTTCTTTGTTCTTTTTTAATCGCTTACGCTTTCTATCCTTTGCTCTCTTGTTAGGCATTACCAATTAACACTTTTACCAATCATCCTACGAATAGGGAACTTATGGCTTATTGCATAAGAGCAAGCATCTAGGGCATGAGTAAGCTCAATGTTGTCTTTTGCTAACCCACCCCTTTTATCTCTTTGGCATTGCTCTAGGTCTTTAATTAAATAAACACAGCTAGGGTCAATGGTCATACCTACCTTGCCCTCTGCATCCTTTAGCTTTCTATTAAGTGCGTTAAGCCTATCTATATGGCTAGGGTGAGATTTCTTTGCCCTAATTAAAAAACCATGATCCCTTAGTATCTGATGATCACTTCTTCTACTGGTTGTGCTTCTGGCTTTACCAGCAGGGTCAGGATAACACTCTATGTTAGGGGCTATCTTCTTCATAGCTAATGCAAGTTCTTCTGTGTTGCTATTCTTTAATCTTAGTTCATCAAAGAAATGAACAGTGCCATCTGTATACTGGCAGGCTAAAACCGCTGTCATAAAGTCTACGTTAAAATCTACCCCCCACCACAAATAAGAGGATAGTTCACCAGACTTAGTACAATGAGTATCTCTATCAAAATTATAAGCTGCTCTATTTCCTGTTGTTTCAAAGCTTCCTTCAAACTCTTGCCTGAATACCACTTCATCCATTGTCCTCTTAGCTAATTCTATTTCTTCTTTAGGTACAAAGCCGCCTTCTAGTGTAGTAAACTGCCATGACTGCCATTCTTTATCGGCTTGTCCTTTGCTGTATAATTCATACATCATATCATAACCACTTGGTGTACCAATAAATAAACATTCCCCCTGGGTAGTTGCTAACATAGGCATTATTATTTCTTCCCATACATGGGGTTTTATATAAGCCATCTCATCCATTACACACTTTGTTAATTCCACACCTCTCAAATTATGTTCATTGTCTGCACCCTTTACTGCTAACTCAGCACCATTACTAAACACCACACTCATTTCTGATTCATTTAATTTAGCATTGTCAAACCCAGAGAACATTTGCCTTAATACTGGAAACACTATCATCTTACCTTGCCTGTAAGTTGGAGTAATGAACCATCTTCTCTCATTAGGCTTGAACTCATCTTTGAGTAGATACATTAAACTTAATATAGTTTTGCCCCACCTACGACCAGCTACAATTACTTTAAACCGAGAGGAGTCATTTAGTATCTGCTGCCTTGTCCTGTTAACAGTCCAATTAATCATCTATTACCATTACTTGTATAGGCTCTGACTTGGTTGTTCTCTCTTGCCTTTCTAGGGCTTTACCCTCTAGTCTTTCTACAATGAACTGTATGGCTCTCAAGTCACCTCTTTCTGCCAACTGAAATAATTTAGATACAACTACTTCCCTTCTTTCTTTATCATTGACCTTAGTAAAGCTAAAATCTTTTATTAGGTCAGTATAGGCATTTCTTCTTCCATTGGGATTTCCAGACTGTCCCTTCTTCCACATTGTATCTGGTTTATGACCTTTCTTGAACTGACCATTAACCCTTCTGATGTCCTTCTGTTTGTCACTCATACTCTACCAATGCCATTACATAAGCCTTATTCAACTTGTCTATTAATTCTTTTACTTTGTGGGTGTCAATCTCAAAGACATCAAATTCTAATCTATACACCCCTGTACTCTTTAGATTCTTTATACCTACTAATTCAGTAGTAAGTACAATGCCTTCTTTATTTTCTTTTGGCACGCTTCATTTTTTTCTTTTTCTTGGGGCGACCTTTTTTTGATCCATATGTTCCTTTGCCCATTGGCATAGTAAACTCCTATAATTTAGTTGGTATAATTTAGTTTAAAAGATATGATTTATAAAATAGTGATGTATGCTTTAAAAAGTAAACAAGATTTTTAATCCAAATCATAAAACTCACTTTCTGCATCTGGATGATCATTAGGTATTCCAAAGCCATTGCGGTCTAGACCATTCTCAATGTCATCTTCATACATCTTTGCTTCTTCATAGTTATCAAAGATTGTATCCTCAACCCTGTATGTACCATCTGGTAATTTTTCTATTATTGTTTCAGTCATACTCTTTATACTAGATATAAAATATTTTCTTACAAAAAAAGCCCCAGGATTAACTGAGGCTCTTATTAGTGGTTTAGTGGTAAGTATTTATTTTATTTCTTGCCAAGCATTAGGAGGTGTATGCATTTCATTTTGCTTACTTGCCTTTATCACCCTAGCCTTATCCTTATCAATAGGTCTGTATAGAAGTCTTTCTACATCTTTGTCCATTTCTTGACCTAAGGCGTTTGATAATCTCTGAACTGAATAGGCTAATCCAACTTTTAAATCAGAACGTGTAAATCTTGCAACATCACTCATCCATTTAATCGTTCTTTCTACTTCTTTTACTAATTTATCATTTTGCTCATTTGGTTTTGCCATGTTTTTAACTCCTTTTTTGTTTTTATTCCTTATACCCAAAAAGCCCCATTTAAGGGGCTGATTGGTTTCCTTTAGTTATTTATTAGTAAATATTTGCAATCACTTTGACCATTGCATCTGCCCAGAATCTGGCTTCTCTCGTGACGTATCTTCCTTCATCCATAGCCTCAGTCCATCCATTTGAACTTACAAAGCCCTCAACCATGAGATATGAATCATAGTTTTTACTATCATGTGATCTATAAGCCTCAAAGTGTTTACCATCTTTAAATTCAGTCCATACAATTTTTAATTTGAAATCAAAAACCCTAACAGTATTTCCTGTTATCTTATATGGGATAAGATCATCACTACACCAATTACTAGGAAATGTTGCTCTTACTGTACTTGTTTTACCTTCTCTCACAACTTGGTAAACCCTATCAAGTTCATAAGTTCTAACATCAAAAGTAGAATTTACAGCAACTGAAACACTTCTTCTATCTGCGTGGACAACTTTAACAAAATCATCTGAATCTAGTTCATGTATATCTCTAATCTGAACCATGTCACCTTCATTGATTTTAAAGAACTTCTTACCAGATATTGCAGTATAATGTGTAGAATTGTAATTGTTTAAGTATGTTGTCATGTTTAACTCCTGTTTTGTTGTTTTATTCATAAACAAATATAATACAAATAAATGATAATACAAAGGGTTTAGCAACCCTTATCTAAGAGTTATAACCCACAGAATCCTTCTTCACACATAAACAATTCTTGTTGGTCTGCAAATTCAATTCTTTCTAATGGTACTAATGACCTATGTAAAAATATTTGGTCTTTTACTCCTCTTTTTGTGCTATCTCTTATTGCGTTGTCTATTTCTACACATTTATCCCATTCTTCTGGTAGTTTATCTTTGATTTCTTTCCAGTTCTTATCACTGTGATATGGGCAAAATACACAACTTGATTTAGGTGGTATTGGAAAATTAAACCTTTCAAAGATTTTAATACAATCTCCTCTGGTCATCCTTTGGTCTATCAATGGATATACATAATCTATTCTAGGTAATTGGCTTTCTTTCATTCTTTGTATCTCATCCAATGTAATACCTAACCACATTTCTGTTTTAGGCATCCTTTGCCTTGGCTTTAATCCATGCAGTTCTCTTACTTTTTTAATTACTGGTTGAATCTTATATTCTCCAGTGCATTGTCTTTGAATCATGCCACCACTTTCAGAAAACGCTGGTATTGCCGCCCACTTAACACCTCTTGAGTTTTGTGCCTTCATTATATCTTGCAATAAGTTTCTTTCATTGGTTACATGAATTGGTATGCCATCATTTAAAGATGCCCAGTCTTGCAAATACTCAAGTATTTCATAAGTTCTTGGAAGTTCTGCACCAGGATCAGCAAATACTGCATGATCTGCTCTTTCTATAATTCTCTTACAACTCATCATATACATTGCTGTGCTTTGTACACCCATTCCTAAACTAATTATCTTCATTTGTTATTCCTTAATAATAGGTCATTCTACATACTATACAAGCCCATAATCCATCTTTCTGCTTAATACATTCTTTCTTCTTATCACATAGGTCACAGTAGGTTTCTGTTTTCATTTGGTTATTTCATTATTTAGTATTTGCAAATGAAAATCTATGTTCATTTTAGATGTGCTTAGATTTGCTTTTGCAACCCTTAATTTTCTTGTCATTTTTTTTATTTTTTGACAATCACTTATTTCAAAAGGAAACAGCAGTTGCATTTCTTTATTAACTAAAATAGCTTAACTTGTGTTGTAGGTTTATAGCTTGCATCATAATTAATATTATTTCCTTTTGGATATTCTTGAATTGAATATTTTAAGTTTAACATACAGTTATGTTTAAATTTTTTAGTTCCAATAAAAATAACATATCTATGTTTTTGTGGTCTTTCCCTTACACTTAAATCATTATAATTCATTGACTCTGTAACAGTTTTGCTATGTTTATTTGGGTTTTTTTTATCATATCTTTCTGTTCTCTTTGCTGACAAACCAGTATATATCCAATTTGTAGCTTGATATATATAGCCATTATGATTCTTAGAAGTATCTGCATAGCTAACTACAATATAGTTTTTATTAATTTTTTTCAAACAATTGCTAACAAAAAAACTTGTAAGATTTTTAATTTTATGATTGTTAATACAAAGTCTATTTAATTCAATAACATTTTTATAATATTTTTTACCACAAACACCAATGCAAAGATAATGGCTAGGGGGTGACCCAAATGTACACACACCAATCAAAACATTTTTATTGTCAAATAATCCAAAACTATATGAAATAGAAGGTATTCTTTTTGCATAATGCTTGTTCAGAAGCCAGTCATGTGTTTCTTTTGGCTTTATTGATTCAACTTTGTATATATCTTTTATAGACATTTAAAATAATTTAATTTGAGTTGTGGGCTTATAACTTGAATCATATCTTTCATTTTGCCCTTTAGGATAGTCATATAATTTCATTTTAAGAGTTTTGTACATTTGTTTTTTTTGTTTTTTAGTTCCATGAAAATATAAATATCTATGTGTAGGTTTCATTTTTTCCTTTTTAACAACCTTGCCTTTTGAACTATCAAACCTATTTAAGTCAAATGTGCTACCATTTTCAAAAGTGTATCTTGTTTTCCCTGTACTTCTTCCTGTATAAATCCAGTTTGTAGCTTGATAAATATACCCATGATGATTTTGATTGGGATCAGCATAACTAAATACACAACATGGCTTTGGTAATTTTTTTAATGACTGACTAACAAAATATGATAAAACATTTCTTTTTAGTCCATAATCTATTTAGCTCAACTGTATAAACTTTATAATTTTCAAATATGCAGCTGCCATCATTAAAATGATAATTTGCAGAACTACCAAAAGTAATAACACCATTTAAGTTATTTGAATACAATCCAAAGCAATATGATATTGATGGTATTCTTTTTAAATAATGTTTATTTAATAACCAATCATAGGTTTCATTCTTCTTAATTGATTCAACAGTATATTTATTAGTTATTGACAATCTAAACAAACCTTTCTTTTCTTACCTAGTGTTGGGATATTCTTCTGTGGGTACTTAACAAATTTTCTAGTATCAACCCAATGAGGGACATCACTCCAAGTCTGCTCACATTTGTTACAAT